AAAAACTTTACATTAAGAGAGATGACAAGGTCACAAACTGCTACTAGAAAGGGAATAGATAATAACCCTTCTGGAACACACGAAGCAAATTTAATATTACTTTGTCAACACATATTACAACCATTAAGAGATTATTATGGTCGACCATTAAGAATTACATCAGGTTACAGAAGTCCAGAATTGTGCTTAGCAATAGGTTCTTCAGTAAATTCACAACATGCAAAAGGTCAGGCGGCGGATTTTGAGATACCAGGTGTATCAAATAAAGATTTAGCAGAATACATCAGAGATAATTTAAGTTTTGACCAATTGATATTAGAGTTCTTTTCACCAAGTGACCCAAATAGTGGTTGGGTGCATTGTTCATTTAACAATAAGGTTGAAAATAGAAAGCAGTTTTTAAGAGCATATAAAGATAATGGTAAAACAAAGTATGAAATGTATGATGATGAAGTATTTGCAACTGAGAGTGATATAGTAAGTGGGTCAAAAACATAAAACTGATGACCACTACATTGAAGAAAGTGATTATGTATATGCAGGTAATCATTTAATAGTAGACATATATGGTTATGATAAAAAGTATAAAGATTTTAATCATCTATTAGCAAAAGCATCATATCTTGCAGGTGCTAAATTACTCTATGCATATACACATGATTTTGACAATGGTGGTATTACAGGTGTTGCCATATTAGCAGAATCACATATAACATTTCACACTTGGGCGGAGAGAGATTATATTGCATTTGATGTTTTTATGTGTGGTGATACACAACCATACAAAGCAATTAATTTTATCAAAAAAGAGTTGAAAGCAAAAGACGTAAAAATTAAAACAATCAAAAGAGGTAAAGTTGCAAAGTAGTTGGGGATATCATTTAATATTAGACTGTAAAGGTAGTAAAATGTCTAAAGAGTTAGTCAGAGATGCTAAGTTTATAAAAGAGTTTACTAAAATGTTAGTTGATGGTATAGAGATGAAAGCGTATGGTGAACCTATTATAGAACACTTTGCAACACACGAAGAGAAAGCATCAGGTTTTAGTCTAGTGCAATTAATAGAAACATCTGCAATCACAGGTCATTTTTGTGATATCAATGGTGATTTTTATTTAGATATTTTTAGTTGCAAGAGTTTTAGCATTGACATTGCAAAAGAAATAGTGTATAGTTATTTCAATCCTAAATTAATAAGAGAAACATTTTTAACTAGACAGGCATAATATAATGAAATTTAATTTTATAGACATAGACAAGAGTGTGCTACCTACTGCAAAAGGTAGAAGAAAAGGTAAGTATCGTTTTTATGAAGTAAATGGTACAAACTATCCAAGTGTTACATCCGTTCTAGGTGTAAGAAAGAAAGTAGAACTTCAACAGTGGAGAGATAGAATTGGCGAAAATGTTGCTAATTGGGAAATGGGTAGGGCGGCAAGACGTGGTACTGCAACACATAATCTTATAGAAAATTACATCAAAGGTGAACCACTCACAGAAAAGAGTGTACTACCTTTAGGTTTATTTAAGTTAATGAAACCTTACATTGACCAAATACAAAATATACATTGTTTAGAAACAGTATTATATTCTCAAAAATACAAACTAGCAGGTCAAGTTGATTGTATTGCAGAGTACAATGGTAAACTATCAGTCATAGATTTTAAAACTGCTAATAAAGAACGAAAAGAAGAATGGATTGATAACTATTTTATGCAATGCACTGCATATGGTTTGATGTATGAAGAGATGTATAATACAGAGATAGAGGATATTGTCGTTATCATGGGTGGTGAAGATGGTTCTATGGTGACTTATGTTAAAAAGAAAGCAGATTACATACCTAAATTAGAAGAAGTCGTAGAAGATTTTTATAAGATGTTTAATCTGGAGTATAATGAGCAACAACTATCATAGATACATCAAATTACCTTTCGATTTCATAAAACCTTCTGAAACTATGAGAACAATGAGTTCTGAACAAGAGGAAAAAACTTCTATATGGGATACAGAGAAAAAAGGTAAAACAGACGTATACAAATTCAATATACCAGAATTGAATGAAAATGTAAAATCCTTCTTAGATGAATATGATTTGTTCTACAACACAAAATTAATGTTTTACACAAGTCCAAAAGACAGGATAAATATTCATGTTGATAGTAACAAAGATGCAAATTATTTAAATGATACACAGAACTATTTTGATAACCATGTTAAACTAAATTATACTTGGGAAAATGAAAATAGTTCTTTGAGATGGTGGAAAACAGATGATAATAATAATCTGAAAGTAGATACCCATACTTATGAAAATGGTAAAACATGGAAGGTTATATGGGCAGAAGAGGATAAATGTCAAATGATATACGAAAAAAGAATTGATAAACCAAGTATTGTGAATACAGGAATGCTACATTCTACAAATAATCCATCAAATAAAGAGAGAATTACATTGTCATACAATTTAGTTAAAAAAGAAAATTTACAACTTTTAACTTTTCAAGAGATAGAAGAAGTTTTTGGAGATTTATTATATGAATAAGTACCATAGATACATAGACATACCTTTTGAACTAAAAGAACCACCTATAAATCGCTATGCTGATGATGAAGAGTTTAGAAATAAGGGTAGATGTGGATTAGACCAATGCAAAGATAGATGTGAGTTTGCAAATATTAATGCTTGTTACGACCAAGATTTTTTTAAGTGGTTGAAACTATCATTAAAAGAGAATGAGGATAAAGTTCAACAATTTTTAGCAGAATATGGTCTGTTTAGTGATAATATATTATATTTTATTACCAAACCTGATGATAAGATGATTGTGCATATAGATAATAATAAAGAAGAATATTATCTTGCAGAAGAAAGAAAAATAGAAGATTACTTAGATGACCATGCGAAGATTAATTTTACTTGGGGACCTAAAGAAAGCACAATGCGTTGGTGGTCTAGTGATAAAAAAGATATTAGTATAGAGAGTGATATTGATGAAGATGGTAATGATTGGAAATTAGTTATAGGTGATGAGAAGAAAAGTAAACTCTTGTATGAGAAATCAATTTATAAACCTAGTCTTGTAAATGCAGGAGTTTTGCATTCAGTGTACAATCCATCAAAAGTAGAAAGAAGAATAACACAATCTTTTAATATAGTAGACAAGAAAAAAATAAAGTTAGTATCTTTTCAAAATGCAGTTGAAATATTTGATAAATATATAACAGAACAAGAGGAAATAACATGACTTCAAAAACAGTAAAATACACAGTATATCAAAACACTGAATCACCAACGCAGTGGAGTGATAGTGATAATGATGTTACAATTGTAAATGACGGAACTACGCACATTGTAACTAGTGATTTAGACTATACTACTGCTAAAGATGGTGATTTAGTTAGACAAGGTACATTTGATTTAGACTTAACAAAAGATATGAATTTCAATGCAAGATTTTATACTAGTATTTCTGGTGAAGAAATTGTATCATCAGTTAATATTGTAATATCACCTCAAGGTGGTAATAATTATAATATTATAGCAAAATTTTTTGATGAAACAGTTTCAACAATATTAGAAGATGCTATAGATAATGATAGTTTTGATGACTGGTGTAAATTTAAAATAAATGGAGTATTAAAACATTCAATAGATTCAATAACTGTTGGTACTCAGGAATTAGGAACTCATGCACATATATGGAATGGGTCTGATGCATTGTCGTTTGAATATGAGGCAAGTCAAAGAAATATACATGACTCATCATATAACACAGCATTTAGTGTGAAATTTGATATAACCTAAACTGATTTAATATTATGAGATTTGATGGATTAATACCTGGTTATCAGGTAGATGTGAATGTAAATAATAAATCTTCAGTAAATAGATATTGGGATTATGGTAGAATTGTTGATGGTAAGAAACAATTAGACCCACATTTACATTATGGTTGCTATCTTCTAGGATATAAACAACTAGATTTTATAACAAAAATACAAAGTCAGATGATACTATCTGAACTACCAGAAGTTGGTGAGAACTTTCTATCTTCAGAAGAACTATATCTAAACATTAGAAGTTTTGAGTTAGCAACAAAAATAAAAGAAATGAGTGGTGGATTTAAAAGTTTCTATGCACTATCAGGTAGTGATGCAAATGAAGGTGCTATCAAATTAGCATTTGCATATAATCAGAAAAAAGGTAATGATAAAAGAAAAGTCATATTAAGTTTTGATGGTAGTTATCACGGTTCAACATATCTAACTCAATCAGTTGGTAATACTTTATTTAATGAAGACCCATTTTATGGAGTACCAAAATATAATTGGAGTAGAATACTAGATAGAAATGATGACATTACAAAAGTAGTTGATTTAGAAAAAGTAGCATGTATCATAGTAGAATCACAGACATATGCTAAGAAATTAAAACCATACACAATACAGTTTTGGAAGAATTTAGATATTATAAGAATCATGTATGATATTCCTATAATTGTAGATGATATATTTATGGGTGGTGGTAAATTAGGTAAGTTTTTTGGATGGGAAACAACACCTTTTAGACCTAGTATATTTACAATGGGTAAAGCAATTACTGGTGGTCACTTTCCATTATCAATGACTTGTTATGATAATTATATTGCTGAAGCATTAGGTGATGATTTTAATTGGGATCATGGATATACATATTCTTTTTTTCAACCAGGTATTATGAGTGTGTTACATTATCTTGAAAAATTAAACTTCGATAAGTTTGATAACATCAGAAAGACAGTCACAGAAATATTTGAGAAGAATGATTTTGAAATACAAGCAAATACTGGTATTATTTTTAGCACTAAACGAGAAAAACCATATCATCTAATAGCACCTTTAAATGCAACTGATGAATATTATGATGTGTTAAATACAACATTGACAAATTTAAAAAAAGGTGTTATAAAATAGTATGTCAAAAGATAGTTTTGGAAATCACTACAACCATGTCATTGAGATTGATTGGGCAAAAGTAGAGTGTTCAGGTCAAGATGATAGTCACCCTACGGTTTATTATCATCTCAAGGTTGGTGAAACAAAACAATGTGCATATTGCAACTTAACCTGGAAGAGAATAAAATCCCATGAATAGTGTTAAATTTTATAGTGAAGTAGAAAAAATTAAAAGACAGAAACGAGATATGTCATATATGGACGCAGTTGTTTTTTATTGTGAAGAAAATGATATAGAGATAGAAACTGTAGGTAAATTTATATCAAAAGTTTTAAAAGAGAAGATAGAATCAGAAGCAAGAGATTTAAACTTCTTACCAAAAGTGGGAAAGTTACCTATATGACACAAGTCACATTGATGGATAAAATGGGTTCTGATTTATCTGTTGTTAATTCTGCAAGAGTTTCATTTGCAAAAGAACATGAAACAATGCAAGATAATGATGAGAAATTAATTAAGTACCTAGCAAATCATAATCATTGGTCACCTTTTGGTCACGGTTCATTACAATTTAGAATAAAAGCACCTATTTTTGTTGCAAGACAGTTAGTTAAACATCAAGTAGGATTAGTGTGGAACGAAGTAAGTCGTAGATATATTGACACAGATCCAGAGTTTTATGTACCATTTTTATGGAGAGAAAAACATGAAAACAAAAAACAAGGTTCTACAGATAAAGAGGTAGAATATGATATCACACCTTTGATTAAGAAATCAAAAGAGATGTATCAAGATATGTTAGATAGTAATATTGCACCAGAGTTAGCAAGAATGATATTACCTCAATGTATGATGACAGAGTGGATATGGTCAGGCACATTATATGCTTTTGCTAGAGTGTGTAATTTAAGAAATAAACCAGATGCTCAACAAGAAACAACTGAAGTTACAAGAGATATAGCACATCATATGAAAGACCAGTTTCCTGTTAGTAGTAAATATTTGTTAGAGAATGAATGAAAAGAGTATTTTGTATAGGTAATGGTGAGAGTAGAAAGGGCGTTAATTTAGACACACTAAAACCTCATGGCAAAATATATGGGTGTAATGCTCTATATCGAGATTATACACCTGACGTATTGATTGCAGTTGACCAAGGTATCATACACGAAATATATCATAGTGGATATGCATACAATAACGAGTGTTACTTTAGAAATTGGCACTTACATGATGAAAGTATTTTCAACCTAACAGTTTATGGTACTGAAGATAAAGAGATGATTGATTTTATAAAAAGTCTAAATTTATTGACAGTAAATAAAAAAGGTAATAGCACTAAGTTTGCTATGGGTGGACCTGCACTATATCAGTTTGCAAAACAAGTTAAAAAGAATCCAGCAAAATTAAAACAGTATCAAGAATCATTCAAAGCAAAAGTAACATGGGTTGAAAATGATAAAGTCAAGAGTATTAAAAAAGAACAAGGTGGTCAAGATTTAGGTTGGGCGGCAGGTTGTACTGCTATATGGTTTGCTATAAAGAACGAAGAACCACAACAAGTTTATTTAATAGGACACGATTTAAATAGTAAGACACATTTAATCAATAATATGTACAAAGGTACACCTAATTACGGTGGTGTATCACATAAAGAAACACCGTCAAATAATTGGTTGATACAATTAAACGCACTTATAAAAGAAAATCCCGATATAGCATTTTACAAAGTAAACAGAGAACCTATTGATAACAATTGTAAAGTAAATAGACAACAACCACAATTAAGAGGTCATAAAAATTTAGTGTATATTACATATGAACAATTACAAAGGAGCATTGACAATAAGTGGTAATTTTGATATAGTAGTACACATTATGAATCGTATAAATAGTAATGATACCGATAATATAGGTAACACGAATATAATAATATAAGGAGAATATATGGATTTCGAAACATTAAAACAATCATCTAGTAACTTTGATGCTTTAACCAAAGCATTAGACGAAAAACTAAACACAGAAGATAATAAAGGTGATAAGAGTAAATATCAAGACGATAGACTGTGGAAACCAGAACTCGATAAATCAGGTAATGGTTATGCAGTATTAAGATTTTTACCTGCATCTGAAGGTGAAGATATGCCATGGGTTAGATTATGGTCACATGCATTTCAAGGACCTGGTGGTTGGTTTATCGAAAACTCTCTTACAACTCTTAATCAAAAAGATCCTGTTTCAGAAGAAAACTCAAGACTCTGGAATACTGGTGTAGATTCTGATAAAGAGATTGCAAGAAAGAGAAAAAGAAAGTTATCATACTACGCAAATGTCTATGTTGTGAGTGACCCTAAAAGACCAGAGAACGAGGGTAAAGTGTTCTTATACAAATTCGGTAAAAAGATATTTGATAAGATTACAGAAGCAATGAAACCACAATTTGAAGATGAATCACCAATCAACCCTTTTGACTTCTGGAAAGGTGCAAACTTTAAACTGAAGATTAGAAAAGTTGATGGTTATTGGAACTATGATAAATCAGAATTTGAGGGTGTGACACCTGTTGCTGAAGATGACGCAAAGATAAAAGCAATATGGCAGAAACAATATCCTCTAAAAGAATTCTCTGACCCTAGTAATTTTAAATCCTATGATGAACTCAAAGAGAAACTGAATAGG